GTGCCATGATATTTCCTTACATGCAAGTGTGGCGTATCTGTCTGCATGTCGTCAGCCGGGGGCTGTCAGATACACCGGATAACCCCGGATTGGCACAACTATATCACCTAATTTAACGAATTGCAACTAGAATCCGTGCATGCCAATCAAAGATCCAGAAGAGCGGAAGCGAAAGCAACGTGAGTACTCGGCTCGATACTACGCCAACAACAAAGAGCTTTCGATTGCGCGTACCACGGTGCAGCACAATAAGCAAAAAGCTAAGTGGGATGAATATAAGGTGTCGTTGTCATGTGCCGCGTGTGGGCTGCAGCACCCGGCAGTTATAGACTTTCACCACATAGACCCCGCCACCAAGACAGCCAGCGTAAATATACTTGTAGCCAACAGGCGATACGGCGCGGCTCGGGAAGAGATCAAAAAATGCGTTCCCCTATGCGCTAACTGCCACCGCATACACCACTACAACAAACAAAAAGGGCTCCCTTGTGAGGAGCCCTTTTTTAATAACGAGGGTAAACCCTAGTTATGCTGCACCGGCAGAACCGTAAATGCCGCGTGGATCGCTCCAGCCGAAGCTGTAACGCTCACGAGCCTTGTAACGGACGTTACCAGTATCGAAGTCACCTTCAAAGGCGGTCTTAACAGGCGAGCGGTTAAACATCTTCAAGCCGTTAGGCGCGTCGGTCAACAAGAACCATGCGTCTGAGTCGGTCAAGAAGTGGTTTACTGCGTAGCCTTCTGGGACCATACCCATTGAGCGAATAGCGTTGGTGTCGTTGTCTGCAGTACCAGTACGCAAAGTGGTCTTCATCAGGCGCTCTGCAGTAAACTGCAATTCCTTAGGAATGATCAACTTGCGGCCCTGTACGGCGACCTTCAAACCACGCTCATCGGTGAAACCGGCAATATCAATGATAGCCTGCTCCAAAGATGTCTCGTTCAAGTCAGCAGCCACTGTGGGAGTGTTTCTGAAAGAAGCGCCCAAAGCGGTAGGGTGAGCAGCGTTACACAAAGAAACGCCATCACCACCGTTGTAGGAGCCGCCAGTGTTGAACGCGTTGTTCAACACAGCAGCAGCTTTTACCTGCTTGGTGTGTGCCATAGAACGAGCCAAAGCCTTGGTGTAGCGAGCTGACAGACGGTCATAGAGGTTGTCCTCAATGGCTTCTTCTGTCAACGCGAACGCCATAGCAATGGTTTCGTGCTGGTAGCGAGCGGTAAATGACTCTTGTGCAGAGTCAAATGTCACACCAGCGCCTTCGCTCTTGGTTGGTGCCGCACCAAAACCAGTCAACATGACTTCTTCTTCAAAAGCGCGGTCTGAGCTTTCGGTTGCGAAGATGTCTGCGTGCTCGTTTTCGTAACGGTTGTATTCCATTCCGAACAATGCGTTCAGGCCGGGCTCTAGTTCTTTAACCAGTTGTGCGCGTGAAATTGCCATGATTAAGCTCCTTGACCTGCAACACCTGCACTGCCGTACATGTGTTCATTGATTTTAACGACAACAACCGCGTTTGTGCCAAACTCGTTTTCTGGTGTATTAAACAGACCAACGATTTTGACGTTCAATGCTGCTGTGTTAGCAACGGTTGAAGAATCCAATTCCATAGAGGAAACACCGTAAATAGTGCTGCCGCCAGTGCCTACGATGTCCGCATTCTTGCCAATGTCGGCTTGAACAACGTCTTCGTCAGCTTGGATTAAGAATAACTGGGCCGGATCATCTAATACATCCGCAGCGATCACACCAGAAGTGATGTTTACGCTACCGGGGTAGTAGTTTTTGAACGTGGGCTTGCCAGTAGTGGGGTCGGTGTAGCTGCAACCATTAAACACGCCAACGGCTGCCGTGTGTGTAGCGGGTGCAAATTTAACCACGTAACCGTCAAAGACAGTAACTAGGTCACCTTGAAATATTGTGCCGGACTGGTTATCAGCGATCTCGTAACCGTACTGCTTTTGGGCACCGGTTGCTGAAAGATTGCCAATGGGACGCAGGCCAAAGGCTTTATCGACGTTTGCCATTTGTAGCTCCTAAAAGATAGAAAATTCCGCCTAATTAGCGGGAACCAAAGGTTGTGCGCGAACTCCTCTCGGGGTTCTGGATACGCATAGATGAGTGGGCGTTTTCACGCATCATCTCGTTGTCCACAGCATTTAATTGATCCCGAGCCTTGCTCTGGAAGTACGAGTTGCGCTCTTCGATAGTTTCTTCAGGGATAATTGCCAGCAGCAAGCCGCCGACAGACACAACGCCCGTATTACGGCCTTCTTCAATAGTAGGCAACGTGTTACGGTATTCTTCAGGCAAATCTTCGTTTCGGACTAACTCGTAGCCCTCACGCATCCGCCCATAGACGTTTTGCTTATCCTCAAATCCATTAATCTCAGAACGTATCCAACGATACTTAAACCCAGCAGGGGCGGGGGGCGCGTCAAGACGTGAGGGGGGTGCCCATGGCTTGCGACGCACTTCCTTGTCCCTAGAGGGACGGGCAGCGCGGTCGATAGTTACTTTTGAATCGCTCATGATTACTCCTTTACGTACTTGGCATATTCCTCAAGAGGAACACCCAGTTTCTTTGCTATAGCAACCTGACTCGGTGATAACCGGACAGTACGGCGTGCACTATTTACCCCGGAACTACGGGAAGCAGGTGCAACAGCTGGCACGGAACGCTGTTGTCTGGTTTGTTGTGGCGCAAAGCGCTTTGGGAATTCCTCCCGAAGTCTTTGGTCCAGTTGAGTATAGTACTCTTCAGTATTAGGGTCAACACCTTCTTGTTCAATCAATGTCTGGTGTACTCCCCACGCTGCATAAGTCAAAACACGGTCCTGACCAAACCAAGGATTGTCCCCTGCCCATTTCTCAGCCCGTGGGCTAGGTGCGGGTTTCTGTGGAGCTTGTTGCACTTGCTGCTGTTGGACAGGCTGCTGTTTGTAGCGCTCTATTTCCGCAGACTGCTGCTGCAAGTAGCCAGCAACTTGGCGCTGCTCCATCACCATGTCCGTCAGGCGCTGATGAGCTTCCGTCTCGGTATCAATATCACCCTCTTCACGAGCGCGTTTAATGATTTCCTTGAGTGTTTGCTGCTGTGTTTCAAGCCGACTCTTTGTCTCATTTAAGCGACTGTAGTCAGTATTCACCAGCTTCTGCTGCAGCGTGTTTGTTTGGTTTTGGAGGCCTTTAGCATAGTCCACAGCCGCTTGCTCGCGTCTCTCTGCTTCACGCATGCGGGCAGTGAGTTTTGAGATTCGCTTTTGAACCCCCTCACTAACCGACTCAAGCTCTTCGCGGTGCGAAGAAGGTGCGTCTTCTTGCTCTACGTCCATCTCAGGCTCGTTTTTTACAACTTGAGCCGTGGTCTTAGATCCGTCTTCCGACTGCTCAATCGCAACATCGGTCTCCGTCTCGCCGTCACCTAAATTAAATTCCAATTGGTCTTCTGCTGACATACGCTCTCCTTACATGTGTAAAATATCTTCAGGATCATTAATGACGGCAAGAATCTCGTCATCATTTAAAATCCTGATTTCACCGCCGTCGATGTTCATCCTAGCTCCAGCATATCGGCCAAAGATGATCCAATCGCCCTCCTTGCACCACGCACCGTGAGGGAATTTAGTTTCATCCGCATAAGCCAGTGGGCCTATCTTCAAAACATACCCGCAAGTAGTAGACAATTGTTGGCGTTCGATGGTTTGATCAGCAAGTACGATGCCGCCCTTGCTTTTGTTCGCGCCACGGTAAGGAAGAATCACAATCCGCCAGCCGGTAGGCTTCGGGATACGATCCAAAACGACTCCGTCGATCTTATCAACGTCTAATTCGCCGTCTTTTGTATAAGCATCAGTAAGCTCAGGCTTTTTGGCCGCCGCCTCCTCTGCCCATTTCTGCTCCAAAGCAGTCATTGACATTTTATGGTCCTTCAATCTATTGGGTCTTGCTTTAGAAGGTCCTGAATTACACCTTCTACGAATGCGTAGCCCTCAAGTCGGCCCATTAAGTGCCTGTACTGCTCCATGTTCGTCACTCGACCGCTCAAAATTGTGTCATGAGCATCGTGTTTCAAACTTTTTATCTTATGCAGCAGATTATCGGTAAATTCAAGCATGGATTTCTCCAATGAGGCAAACAAAATAAGCCTTGTTTGGGGGCTACGTACACACTATACAGTAGTTTAACTAATCTTTACTTTGTTAGACGCATCTTTTTTGTAAACATAAGTAATGTCGCCTTTTTTAACAGGGGTGCTCCCCATTTTATCCAGTTTCTTTACTCGTTTAGCCGCAGGCTTAGCCTTGCCTGCCTTTTTCATAGTAGCTTTGTCCATTTTATCTTCCTCGTTGTTGCATTTGCATCAATGCGATTTGATTTCGCTCAGCCGCAAGCTGTTGTTGGGTTGAAATACGTGCCTGATCGTAAGAAACGTCATTCTGCTCCTGTTGCTGATCCAACGCTAGCTTTGCTTTATCTATTTCAGCTTTACCTTGATCGCGCTGAGCAGACTGGGCAAGCTCTTGCTTCTTCAACTCAACAACCGGGTCAGGCTGCTCTTGGCCTTCGCCAGACAACTGAGACTGTAGGTCTTTAACCTCTTGGTAGAACTGCGCAACTTTAATTGCAATCATTGCTTCACGCTGCAACGCAGAAACCATACGATCTGGGTCGGTGCCGTACTGCGTAAACAGCTCGGCTTCCACCGTCTCTTCTGCTTTGAGCGTCACATGCTCTAGTACGTGCTTTAAAAGGACCGTAGCCACGTTTGGCATCTGAGCAATCATTGGGGACAACGCAAACAAGATGTGAGTTTGGATATGCGCATCGTGCTGCTGCCCAGCGTATGCCTTGAGCGGTGATCCGTCCAAAGACTGTGAGTTTTCGGCTGCAGGATTCTTTGGCTTGTCAATATCTTGTGTGTTCAGAATCGTGTCAATGTCGCGCACACCAATCGCCTCGTACATGCGGCGGTAGGCCTGATACATGTTGTGCATCTGTGGTGCGCTCTGCGCCAACTGCAACTGAGTCTGCGCCATCGTAATACGCTGTGCGACAGAAAAGATGTTGGGGTCAGACACAGGCAGGATGTCGATGCGGTCATCAAAGTCCAGCGCCTTAATAGATCGGCTCTCTCCGGGTACATCGTATGGGTAGTCATCTGGCAGGTAGTCAGCAAAACCTTTTGCCAACAGCTGAAACTCCAGCTTCTGACTGTAGTGCAACCGCTTGTGGATCGCAGACATGACTGTCGATCCCTTTTCCAACAACGCAATCGTGGTGCCTACAGCGGCGTTCTGGTTGCTGTCTCCTACCTGCATGTCCGTAATGCTCGCCATACGACGGCCAGCATCCACACAGAATCCCAACAACTGGAATAACGTCTGGCTTGGCTCCTTGTACGGCAGCGGCAGCAATGAGGCATTCAACTCCATACCACCAGCGTCCATGTCACGCCACTCGCCGGGCTGCAACGGCACGTCATCGTTCATGATGCGTGCGCCTTTAGCCTTAAAGCCTGCAGGAAGGTTAGCCAACGTCCCCGCATCGGTCAGTTGACGCAGCGCAGAAGACGCGGTCTTTGACAAGCCACCAACCAAATGCAAGAAGCCAAGGCCGTAGGAGCCCGGACCCTGCACCAGCAGGTAGTGAATGTAGTATTCCTTGCGCGAACGCATCTCATCGTCTTCTCGCCAGTTGCGGCGAACACCAACAATGCGATTACTACCCTCATCCATCGTAACGATGTACGGCAACTTAATGCCGGTAGGCTCGCCGTCTTCATCCATGTCCTCAAAGCCGGGCAGATCGTAGTCCACCTGAAACTCAAGCAACACCACCTCTGATTGGTCGCCTGAAGGAGACTGGCCCGTGATCTTGTTTACGGTCTCTTGGATCTGTGAGGGCGCTGACTCGTCACTTATCTCCGCTGCATCTAAGTACCGGCCCGCAACAACCGATTTGCGGTATGCGTTCTCCGACATAAACACACGGTGCGTGATTCGCTCACACTTGCTCATGACTGATGAGCCATGGTACGGGATGTAAAGATCATCCGGCAGCACCAGTGTGCTTACCATGCGGCCCAAAGACTCGTCAAAGCAAATCTTCTTGAAGGCAGAGCCGCCGTATCCAACATAGAACAACAACTGGTCAAAATCAGGCGTGTACTCAGGCATCTCACAGGTGATCTGGTAGTTCATGAAGTCACGAACACGATCAGCCTGCATTAGCTTCTCACGGGTCTCTTTTCCCAACACCTGCGTGCGCACAGGGCCACCTGCAGGAAGCAGTTCCTTCAACGCCTGTGATTGAAACTGCACAACGCTTTCTGACAACAGTGGGTGGTATACGCCACAGGCCCCTTTAAACGGCTTTGTACGCTCGTCCATTGAAAAGCCTAGTAACTCCATTCCCCTGCTGTATTGATCCTCCCACGCGGCGCGTGAGGACTTGTCAGCGTCGAATAACACGGACAAAGTTGACGCCATCTCGTTTAGTACATCGTCAGGCAAGACTTCAGCTAAGTTTGCGTCGTATGGTACCTCCTCGTCGTCCTCTTCGCCAAGGTTGACAATCACCCCGCCGTCTAGATCAATCTCAATATCCACATCCGACATGTCTTCACCGTCGATTTCAATATCAAGCGTCTGCCCCATTGGCAGATCTTCCGAGTTAGTTGCTTTTTCTACTGGCATTCTGTTTCCTTACAGGTATTTCTGGTGATTGTACACGCTGCGTTCAACAAGTCCACCGCTTGCGAAGCCTTGGACATCGCCTTTTTTGTACGCTTCATACGCCTCTTTGTAGTTTACGTCTACACGGTCAATGGGTTGATTAAGGTTGTCTTCATAGTAGAACCATGCGGGGCCATTGGTGGTACGGTTAGAAAATCCATCTGGCTTAATTTTGTCAAACAAGGAGAATATATCCCCATCTGACAAAGGACGAGAGTTGTATATGCCCCGAATGTCAGTGACAAGTCGCATAGGTGTGCCCTCGTCATTTTTGCGAGTAACAAGCTCGATAGTCGCTGATGGCATGCCTTTTTGGTCCCGCAGGGAATAGATCTCGACCTTTCCTGCATCAAACGCAGCCTTGCCACCCTCATTGTAGTTGCCGTACCTGTTGTAGCCACCAATAGAGTGCCCCATGGCGTTACCCTCCATCAAAGCGGCCTTACTGTCATTGAACTTATACCAGCTCAATAGCTCGTTTTTACTGGCTGTATCAAACTTCTCTGTGCCAAACAGCATCACTTGTTTAGGCACGGGTTTACCCTGTTTAACGCGTGCCGCAGCAGCCTCAAAGTCCTCCATGAAGCGCATGTTTTTGTTTACAGCAATAACGGCTTCAGGAAAAGACATATTTTCCAGTTTATCTGCTGGGATTTGCAAAAGTTCGTCTACCATTTTTTCAGGATTCATGAACTGTGGGATGCGATAGTCCATAACGTCAAAAACTGGGTCGTCGTACTTTTGCGCCTGCACCACTTCAGGAACCCCCTGCTCAAGCGCCTTTTTTACCTCAGGGAAGTAATTTCCGTCATACATCATGTTTGAGTTAGTCGCTTCTCCGGGCGTTAAGCCCGCCTTTTCCCCTGCTGCTCGGGTTCTTTCAAGCAACGATTGCTTCATAGCGTCTGTTTTCATTGAGTCACCGGCCAAGGAATAGCTTTGCAGACCGCCATCATACGTCCTTGCCATGTCTTCCAACGCATCCGGATCACCTTCTCGACCAGCTTTAAGCATATAGCCCCGCAGAGTGCGTTCATCGCTCTTTAACGGCAGCACACGACCATCTTTAAGTGCCGTGTAGAGAGGGTCACTAGTTGAAGCATAGTTCTTAGAAAAATACTGACGACCTTGGTTCATCAAAAACTTAGATACCGCATTAACCTGCTCAGGTTTTCCGGGACTAATTTCTAGTTTCCGGTAGGCGTTAGTCATCATCTTATCCACACCGCCCAAAGGATTGTCCACAGGCTTAGACAATCCCGATGGAAGATAGCCAGCTACCTCTGCGGGCTGCTGAAGCATATAGCCTCCGGGTGGGCGGACCGCGTACATCGGGTCAGATCCACCGGCCTTCATCACCTTGTCCAGCATTGCCCGTGCGGGCTCAGAAGTAGCAAGGTCTCCGGCTCCACGAAGCGCTGACCCCACGGCACGCGCACCAGCGGAAGGGTCCAGCACAGAAGTAGCTATCTCCGTACCCATGCGAATATTACGCAGCGTCGGATCCGTCTCCTCCGGTGGGCGAATACCAAACCTAGTCGCCTGCTCCTTGAGGAAGTCAGAACCCATCACAGGTTTCTCTACGTCGTAGCCAAACGGGCGCATAGCCATTGTCGCTAGATCTACTCCGCCGCCAACAAGGTTATAAGGGTATTCCCCTAGGCCGCGAAGGGCAGCAAGGGCCGCTGCCGCAGTTCCTACCCGTGGGGCTGGCGCATCAGATGAACCAGCCATAAAGGCCGCCTCAGGATCCGCTACATCTCCGCCTTCAGCAAACTGCATAGGGAACTGCATGCCGGGCGGCGTAACAGCAGGCTCCATCGCATCAAACGGACTAGAGCTTGGACCAAAATCCATGTCAGCTAAAGCATTCTTTGCAACAGGCGCTACATACGCTTTCTCTCTTGGCTCCTTAGCAGGATTGCCGTCATCCTCACCACCCTCATCCGCCGCCTCACCCAACATCATCGCCGCCAAAGCCGCCTGATAATTAGCACCCATACCAGCAATGCGATCTCTAGCACTAAGGGCGGGCGCTGCTGCACCCGCCTCTTGATCCATTTTTGGTTGCGTGGCCCGTGGTCCTTGAACCGCGGTTGTTGTCTTCACAGGCTCGCTCGTAGGATAGCGCTTGGCCGCGCCGTCAAACTTCTGCTTAAACTCAGTCAACACCTCATTGGCCGTCTTGCCCGCCAACTGAGGGTTTGCTTTCATAACCTGCTTCGACACCACAGATGACACAGAAGCTAAAGGATCCGCCGACATCACCGCCCTTGCCCCAGTTGGACCAAAGAAGTGCGCCGCATAAATGTCAGAGGGCAAAGGCTCACGGCCCAAGAACTTCTGCATGCTGTCCTTATTACTAGACATGATCTTCATGCCTACGCGGATGTTCTCATCCACGTTCTTCTGCAAGCCCGGCTTACCACCATAGTCCTTCCAAGTATCGTCCGTTACCTGAAAAAGGCCCTTGGCACTTGATTTTGGGTTCTTGGCCCCCGGCCTGTAACTGCTCTCAACACCCGCAATGCGCAATGCTACACCCGGATCAACTCCGTTTGCCTGAGCAGCAGCCTGAATCTTTGATACAATATCTTGGGCCATGAACCGCGGTCCTTATCTCTTTACAATAGCGCCTATTGTAACTAAAAGTCAATAATACTCAACCGTATTATCCTCCGGTTCCTCGTCATCATCAAGCTCGTCGTCACCTAACGACAAAAAGTTGCCCTGACGAAACCGAGTCCAAGCCATAACCGCTGAGTCCACTTGGTCATCGTTCGACCCAGAAGGAAATGCCGCGCACTCCTCTACAAGCTCCTCGGCCCACTCTTCACCCTCCGGATACCAGATCATCCCAGACTCCAACAAAGGTGCCACCGCGTTAGCCCTGCTTACCTTATCTTGGCCCGTGCGACGGCCCCCGGGGCTGTACATGGTCACCGGAATACCAATCCGCCTAAGCTCCTGCTGCAAAGGAGTACCCGTCGCCTTCGCCTCAATCAAAACATTGTCAGGATTCCAGTACTTGTACGCATCCTTCGCAATCCGCTTTAACTCAGGAAAGTCCCACCGACCGCGCTTAACATCAAGTAAAATCAAGTTAGGGCCGGAGTCAGCGTCAGGCGTAAACACGCCCCACGTACTGATAACAGAGTAGTCAGCAGACTCCTTTTTTGAGTACGCCGTGTCATAAGACTGGATAATGTACTCACACTCCGGGATAAACTCCTTAGTCCACTTGCGCCACCACTCCCGCTTCAGAATAGCCCCCTCATCATTGGTCGGCTGCTGCTGCCACTGAGCCTGCCACTTCTTCATCCCAATACTAACCTTGACCTTCTCCAACTCGTCAAGGGACCAGTACTCAGGCCAAAGAGGCGTGTTCGACGGCAAAATAGCAGGAAACTCAATCACCTCCCACTGATCAGACTTCAACTGCCCCGACTGACGCATCAAGCGCCCCGTCAAATCATCCGTCTTCCAACGCGTATTAATAACGATAATCGAACCATTAGGCTGTAACCGCTGCCGCGGACCAGAGGTATACCACTCCCACGTATTCTCCATGGCAGTGTCCGACAAAGCATCCTGCTCGTCCAAGATGTCGTCCAAAATAACAATGTCACCACCACGGCCCGTCATCGCACCGCCCTTACCAATGAAGAACGCCTCCCCACCATTCTTCGTGTTCCACCGGCCAGAAGCCTTGGAGTCCGCAGAAAGACCAATGTCTGGGAAAAGCTCCCTATACCGCTCCTCATCTACAAGGTTACGGATCATGCGCCCGAACCGCTGAGCAAGCTCCGCGGTGTGCGAACCCACAATCAGCTTTGACTGCGGAATCTTACCCATCAGATATGCAGGGAACAAGTAGCTGCCAAGCTGTGATTTACCATGGCGCGGGGGCATGGCGATCATTAATCGCTTGCACTTGCCCTCAATAACACGGTCAAAGGCCTCCGCAATAATGCGGTGGTGTTCTCCTACAAGCATCTCGGGCCACACATACTTAGCAAAGTCAATGAAATTGCTAGTGGCACGTTCCCTTGTTTCTAATAACTTCAACCGCAGTTCTAGGCGCAGTCGTTCGGCTTCAATATCTTGTGTGTCGTTTTGCACAGGCAGACCTTCAGGTTCTGGAATTTTTATAAGTATACCCCCCTACTGCCTTTTAAAAACAAGGGGGGCCCTTTTTAGCCCCTGCCCCTCGTCCCTAAAACCTATCTCTGGGGCTAAATTAGGGCTACGGGCTTCGCCTGCTGGACCCGGTGCCTAAATGGCCCTCCCCCCTCTGCTAATACCTGTACTACGTATAAGAGAAAAGGAGTACCGCGGTCCCCGGCACGCCGGGGACCGCGGTCAATAGGGGTTTCCCCTAATAGACAGAGCAGCAGCAGCACACACGGCACCGGCAAGCCGGTGCCGTGATCAATAGGGGTTTCCCCCTATTGCATGCAGCGTGATCAGGTGGTGGCTTGCGCTTTTGCTTCTTTTGCTTTGCGTGCTAACGCGTCGGCTGCAGCCATATCTTCGGCCTCTTGCTTCGTGTGGACTACCATTTCACCCAGCGTGATCGCTGGGCCGTTGGCCTCTACGTAGGAAACAGTGCGGTAATCTTCCGCCCAGAGTGGTTGCGCCTCCACACGGCGGAGGGTTGCCAAGTACCCAGCTAGCTGCTGGGTGTCCTTGCTGGTCATGCCCGCAGGAAGTTCCAAGGTGGTGTGACCAATGGAAATGGTTTTGATTGTCTGTGTCATAGCTCTATTCTTTCTAAGGGTTCATGCCACCGGATGGTGGCATGTGTCTATTATAACCTACTTTGCGCTGATAGTGAAAGTCATGTTGTCTACTTTCTCGTTGACAATGTCGGCAACATTGTCCTTGGCGTGGTGGTTCATCCAAATTTCAATAGTGTCGCTCGCGTTGTCGTTCATCCAATCCTCAACATCATGGTTATCGCCGCACCAGTCGTTGACCATGTCACCGGCATTGTCCGAGCACCAGTCGGTGACCATGTCACCGGCATTGTCTGTTAGCCAATCACGGACGGCGGCGGATATGATGTCAGCCGTCGCGACAGGTTCGGCGGCGGCACGGGCCGCGACCCGTGCATCAGCCTCAAGCGCATTGATCACTGTGTTTAGGACCACGTAAACCGCGGTCAACCCTTCAGGGTTTCCAGCGGTCATGCGCAACGCATACTCTAATGCGTCGCTGATGTCCGTGCCACGGTCCGCGAACAAGGCATTGCGATACTGACTTAAATTTAATTTAGGCATGGCTCTATTCTTTCTATGGTTACATGCCACCAACTGGTGGCATGTGTCAATTATACACCAGAATTACAATCCATGTCCAGCGGAATTGACAACGATTCTTTCTCCTCCTCCCAGCCCCAACGCTTAGCCACGGCGCACCGCCCCGTAGCATTGAACATGCGCACAGCCATGTGGCGCGACAAGCCTCGCCACTCTACACGCTCACCGCTCGCAGTCTCAATAAAAAATAAATACATGACAATCCCCAATAAATAAAGAACCACGCGGCCCGGTCCCCGGGCCGCGAACCACGGGGCGCGAACCACGCGCCCCGGCACATGCACCACGCGCCACATTCCACGCACCATGCGACAAGCACCGCGGGGCTGGTTTACACCAGTAAAAGCAACACGCTAAAAAAGTACCTAATCATGACCATTTGCCCCACGATTACCCACATTTGAGGTAACAATGGGGCAGGTTAACCAATTAGGCGGAAAGTAGTTCCAAAGCGCGGTTTTTAATCGCGGAACCCGTGCCAAACCATGCCGACTCTATGCGCGTATTGGCAGTACGTCCCCGCTCGTGGTCCACCATTTCGGTTACCGCATTCAGTGCTGCCCAACGCGTACCTGTTACGCCGGGTATATCTGAACCAATAGCTGCGCCGTTGAATAGCTGCATGATGCGCTTGTATGCCTTGCTGTCGTTAATGTCCAAGCGGCTGCTGTGGTATGGCGCTAGCAATTGAGACACGAAACTGTCGGCCTCGGCTGCGCTCATGGTTTCCCCGGCAAGCTGGCGGCTGGTCACCATAAAGCGCTCAAACTGGCTCGCCACAATACCCAGCTGCAAGCGGACACTGTCCGGGTCAAAATTCGCGCTGTGCAATACACGAACAGCCGATTTTAAATAACCTTTGTCTGTGTCGGCCTCGCCTCGTATCGGTGCGCCGTTACTGTATCCACCAACAGCCGCGGTTATGGTGTTGTTGCATACCACACGAATAGCGGTGAATTTCGCCACGGTTGCCATGGTGCCGTCGTATGACGTGCCCAGCAATATATAGGGCTTGACTAGGTCTCCATCAATCACCGGGGCGGCTTCCCCTACTTTGGCAAGTGCCCAAACCCGGCGGCCATGGCTAAGCGCTCCCGCGGTCTCCATCTCAAAGCCACCGATTCGCACTAGCTCGCTAAAAAAACCCATAACCTCGGACGGCTGCACGACGTTGTAGTTATCACTCACTACGGCAAGCGGTGCACCTGTGTCGCTGCGGTGCAATACTTTACGATTCGGCCATGTCTGTGGTGTGCTAGCCGCGGGGCTGTCATACATAACGGGGCTTTCCAGTACGGTGTAGTCCAGTCCGGCCTCTTTTGTCCATGTCTCGATTGATTGGCCGGGTGTTAATTCCTGCCCTAATCCGTGCCATGGTGTCGCGCCTGCATAAGCAATTGCGGCGGTGCCTGTGGTTTCGTCAATCATGTGTGCCATTTTCTCTATTCTTTCTATAAAAACCCGGTGCCCGATTGGTCCCGGTATGTGAATTGTAGCCTAAAATTCAGCCGCAGATACTAGGGGTTTCCCTAATCGTCTAATAAAACTTTTAGTAGCCAAAAAATAGCCAACACAAACAAAATAATAATCATGCAGCCGCTCCAACGTCACCGACGACATGATGACGCAACAGCGAGCCGGGCGGCAAAGCAGCCGCGAATTTTAGCAAGGCCTGCGCGTCATTGTCTAAACCCTTGGTTTGGGTGTTCTTCCATTGGATCATAACGGGGCCGCTCGAACCATAGCAGCCGCCTTTAACATCCGTCCCTACTTTCTCTTTACTAGTGCCAGGGGCCATAAAAACCACGACAACGGCACGCTCACCACGTGCACAAAGCGGGGAACCATTGCCGCATTGGGCACAACTAAAATTCTCGGCCATTTCAGCAGGGCAGCGCACAAACTGAACGCCATGCACCCTACGCGGCCAGCTCCCGGCGGTATCCAAACCGGCAGCGATGACAGCAGGGCGGCCAAGCTCTACAGCTCGCACAGCGTCGGCCACGGTTTCACAGCTCGCATTAAAAACGGTTTTGCCGGGCTTTGGCAGTGGCAGTGCTTCAGCGGGGAAGTGCGAATACGTCCACGCAATACCGCGACGGGGTACGGCATTTTCCACGGCTGCAATATATTCAGGGTCTATTGCAACAGTGCCGCATTGATCCGCGGGCATGAGGGAACAAGTGGCCGGGCATGTGCCGTATGGGCTAGTCTTGCCTGCACGGTAGGTAACCGCTATCGGGCCGGTTTTTTTATTGCTTGATTGTGTAACGGTTTTTAACATGGCGCTATTCTTTCTGTATGTTGAAGTGTCCAGTATATCCTAATTTTTTAAACAATTCTAATTTTTTTTATGACACGTAGCCATGACTCACCGGGCATAGCTAATCGGGGCAACTCTTCCGGCTGCGGTTGATAAGCTCGCGCCGCCTTCAATGTATCAAATGTCTTGAGGTCTACGCCTTCAAAAACCAAAGTAAATTTAAAACGGGGTTTTGTTTGGTAGCGCATTTAATCATCCTCACTTTCTAATTCAAGGCCCGGGCAATCGTTAGGCCTTGGGTGCCTGTTGTCTAAAATGTCGCATTCCCGGAATGACTCATACACGGAGATGTCAACGTCTACGCCACCATAGGGGCGCTCTTCTTTTACGATCTGGCAATATTCACAACTGGCGCAGGGCACGCCATCATCCCAAACCCGCGAGACATGCCAAAAAATATCACGCGTTATTGTGTCGTTTGGTGTAGTCATTGCCCGCCCTCCTCAGAGCAAACCAAGCAAGCACCATAAGCGAACGGGGTTTCCATCTCGCATGCGGCGCAACAGGCCCAGTGGCTGCAATACAGCTGGTTGTTGTTTACAGCGTCAATAACGCCTTGGGGGCCATCATCCCCATATATAGCAAAAGCCTGCTCGAACAGGTTTTCTATGGGGCATACATCATGTGTCATCTCTCTATCCTTTCTGGTTGTGCGAAAACGCAAAGCAATACTAACCCAAAAAAGAATCGGGTGTCTAGTGATTATTTTTTATTGTCCCAGCGCTTCCGATAGTTTATGCCAATGCATGCCACGGGACGGCCAAGCAACTACAGGCGGCAGCCGTAGCCCTTCGGTGGCAAGCTCCACAGCTTGGCGGCCATGGTACAGCCGGATCTCGTCGGCAACATCGCATTTTACAAGGATAAAAGCCGGACGGCCCTTCAAAGCATGGCGAGTCAAAAAAGATATTTGATGCGGTCGCAGCCTCACTTGTAGCCCACGAGCTACAACCTTTAACTCTACGGTGACAAACAAGGGGCCAACGCCAATGACCATATCGGACACCCCAAGGTTTACCCGGTTTTCTATCCGCTCAACATCACAGCCGCAAGCCTTCAAGCCATCGCGCACCCTAGCGGAAAACCGAGCTTCAGGCGTCAGGGCCATCGTCGTTGTCTCGCTCAAAAATATCTAATGGCGGTTCAGCCACACCGGGATCAAATGCCGGGTCTTTTTCCCGTTCAACAGAGTCAAGCACAATCCCTGTCTCCGCATCAATCAACGCAGTAGGTGGTGGGCCATAGAGCTGCTTTAGCTCTTCCAGCTTGCGCTGCACCTCTTCTTTGCTCATGCTGTCAATGGTGCCGTGCCTGATCTCTTTGCGCTCAACGTAGATAGTGCCAAGGGCTTGGCCCCTACGGTACTCCGCCTGAACAGCAGCCGCCCACGCTCCATTGTCCATGGCCTTGTCGCGAATGATCTGCAAGTCACGCATGTGGCGCTCATAGCTGGTGTTGTATTTGGAAGCCAATTCGGCACGGTATGCCTGAATTGCAGCAACAACGTGCGGGTACTCCTTGGGGTTGGTCAACTTCCACGCCATGACCGACGCACTGGCCGTGGTGTACCCGGCCCTGATAGCCGCCTCTTTCAAAGTAACCCGGCCATCTCCGGAGACATACTCCTGCACGAACTTCCATTCTTTGGCGTTCATCACCTTCTGCTTACTCAAGGGCTTTACTTCGGTAGACAGACGTTTCTTTGCCTTGTCTGGGATGACAGGAGGCACATTCCACACATCACGTTTTGGCATTAGGCAGTCCGCCAGATGCGCCAGCCGTCTTCGACCTTGCGCATGACAAAGGACCAGTCCGGCTGCTGGCGCTTAACAAAGCGTATTGAGGCCACTCTTGCGGAGTCAGCCTTCTTATGATCCTGTAGAAGAAAACTATCGCCCTCAAGCATCTCTGCAAACGGGTACATCGATCTGTGACTGGGTATTACAATCCCTGATTCAATTTGTATCAAAGCAATTTCCTTGTGTTGTCTGTTACCCAAGTATATCTAGTGTACAAAGCTCTTTCAATCAAAATCGAAAACCTATATAGAGCAGTCTGAGAAAAAGAAAAAGTAAAACTAAAAAATTAAAATGCGCAAACCCCCCTGTTTATTACGTCTAAATAATAGACGTAATGTTGCCGACTAGCTGGAACACCGCATAAACACTCACTTATTACGGCATTACGTCTATTACGTCAAATCTCACAAAAATATTTTATTTTTTTTTTATTTTGAAAATAAACTCTATAGGTCCTTGATCCGTGGCACTTTAGCCTTGTTTTATAGGGTAAACCCCTATGAATTTCTCTACAAACTGGTTGACATATGTACGTCCCGGACTTAGACTGTAACTTCTTAAACGAGTGAACAACAGAAAGGATAGTGTATGTTAGTCCCTGAAGCGCGGTACACGGCAGACTTATTACTTAAATTGCCAGTCCAAGTCGAATATGGCTTAGATGCCAATGGTGAGTCTAGAATTTTCAAGGTAAGCGTGGTCCATGGTCCGGGGTCCTTGGACGTTACGTCTTTGTTGAATGAGGATGACTTTTTTGACCTGTTTATCCAAATTAATGATTGGTATGACGAATTATGAAAAACGCGTCTAAGATATTGGCAAGGAGTGCGTATATGTTTAACCCTAATGATCGTGGTGACCCGGAGGAGATTGAGTTTTGCCGGGAGTGTGCGAGGGCTGCTGGTCAGTTTTTGGCATACATTGTGGCGGATGATGAGGAGGATGGGGATTCGGATGATTTGCTGGACCCTGTAGCTTTGGGTGGTTTGATCATAGCTGTGGCTAGTCTTGCGAAGTTGCAGGAGATGGATTTGCATGAGTTGATGGGTGCGACCATGTCGGCGTACCGGGACACGGACGTGCAGGCGGTTGATCCTGATGGTGATGACGACAGTTTTATAGAGTGGGAGGATGATGATGGTACAAAACACTGATAAGGATGGTTGGCAGTTGTCTGATGACGAGGGGATGAGTGTGGTGGAGATGTTGACCACGGTGGTCATTTACCTTGCGTTCGTGCTTGTCGTGTCATTTTTTCTTGGAATTATTGTGGGGTACATAGGATGAGAAAGAAGAGTAAATACAAACCGCGGGGCGTGATCCTTGATCCGGTTGGGTGGATAAAGCAAGGGTTTACCCCTATATCTGAGCATGGTAGTTCGTTGGTGACTATGCGGCTGCGCAATCATTCGGCGTTATCGTCCTTGGGTGCTGGCACGGGGACCGCGTCTGACTTTAATTTATTGATTGCTGCTGTGAACATGACGGAGGCTTTGTACCGTATGGGCGTGGGCCGTGATTACAACGCGCAGGTCAAGGCTGGTTTAGCTGCGTTGCGCTCGGTTGGTCGGCGGTCCGTGGGCCTTGGTTGTTTTGCGTGTGAGGGTCAGGAGATGGATGATCTAAACGAGGTGATGGATTTGCATGATGCGCAGTTGGAGGTGATCAATGTGCAGCAGATGGAGAAGGCCATGAGCATTGTGTCGAGTGAGATTCGTAACAAGCGTGCCACGCCCATAGTTGGCGAGGGCATTGATATGCCAAAGGAGTTGGTATGAAGTATATTTTGGTCCCACTCATTTATCTAATGATCCCTTTTGCACTTATTGTTCAGGCTTTTCATGTGGCAATGGCTTACATTGAAGACAAAATTAAGGATCAGTTATGACTAAAGATGAATGGATGAAAGACGGAACTGAGTACTGCTGCTACTGCGGCACACCAAAGGTGTCGTTTGGTTGTTGTGGAGAAAACCATTTTGAGACTTTTGCCCAGATGTCTTCTGAGGCGCAAGACGAGTTTTTGGACAACGAGGAGTAAGACATGACCATCGACAACACCACGGGTAAAGATAAAGAGTTTTACGAACTTGGTCAAAGAATGTTTGATAGGTTAAAACCACTCAAGCCCATCAAACCGTACTTTGACACCATCCAAGAAGATATTGACTTGCTGTACCAAGTAAGCAGTGCAGACATTGAAGCGTTGGAAGACGCAAAGA